ACGATTCAATAGCACCATCAATCTCAGTAGTAGCGGCTTCCATGAACGCATTCGCATTACCTTTAGAAGCCTCTAAAACCTCGTTACCAATCGACGCTAGAGAATAATCATGGTTTCGTTCAAGTAAGAATGCTGAAATTGAAGAAGCATACTTATTATCTTGAGCCATGGCAAAGACAGCAGATCGACCTTGAGGATTACCCCATTTAATAGGTAACTTCAGGTTTTGTCCACCGAATTGTTCATATTTAGAAACCATAGCTAAGAATGGATTATCCTTGTAAACCATGTTTTCAATTCTCTCATTTGTATAATGCTGCTTGAGAGCTGCAGCAAAGTTTGTAACGTTTTGGGGATCAGTCCCCACTACATGTGGCATAGTAGCCTCCTATAATTATTTAAGTTAGTAATTAATTCCCTCGGAGCCCTTCTCTATCCCAGGCTCTTTGTAAAAATGCGGCTGATCTAGCCTTACTTTCATCATCTGATAACATTCTATTAGCACCTTCTTCATACGTCACATGTGCTGAGTGATCATTGGACAATGTAACTTGTGAGTCCATTTTTGGTAGCTCTTCAGGGTTAATTCCTAACCTACCGCTTATTTTTTTTAACTTAAAGAGTTTTTGTGTCTCTTCTTCTAAGTAGCTCTCTACTGCATTTGCGGCTTCTTCTGCATCTAAAATCCTTCCAGTCTCACTATAATGTTCTTCTATAACATCATAAACCAAAGGACTAGCATTACTCGCTTCAATTAACTCATATTTTTCAGGATTTTGACTTATCATCCCATTTATTTCGTCTTGAAAGTTTTCTTGGATAGATTGATAGTAGGCTTCTTGCTCCATACTTTCTTTTTCCTCTAATCTACCTTCTAATTCCTCAAACTTTTTCCGGTAGTCTCCCTCTATCTCCTGCCTCATCACTTGCATTTGCATATCAGGGGTTAATCTACCATCATTTAAGGCTAATTCAGTTAACTTGTCATAGCCTAAACCTGCTTCTTCTAAAGCCTTCAAAGGGTCGTTGCGTAACATGTGTTCCCAGTCAATTTCTGGTTCTTCTTTAGCTTTTTCGTATTCCTCTAGTCTTCGTTCCATTTCTTCGAATTTTGACTCATATTCGGATTCTCGCTCTCTCAAAGCCTTTTCTTTTCTACTTAAGGCTGCGAACTTTGAAGCAAACTGGTCCTGGGAGTTCTCCTCCTCAGGTTCACTTTCGTAACTCTCTGCGCCATAATCACTCTCATCATACTCAATTGAGGAGTCGTACTTTTCTTCTAGCTCTGGTGATTGGTTTTCTACTACTTCGTTTAAGTGTGCGTGATTGTCTGACATAATTTCTCCTTACTTGATGGGCAAAGCCCGATCTAATGATCTACTAGTTGTTATTATATTATTATTCAATAATTTCTTCTTCTCCCACTATCTCCTCAGGAGGTAATCCTTCGGGGGGTAATGCCTCTGGAGGCAATGGTTCTGGGGGTAATGCCTCTGGAGGCAGTCCTTCTAGAGGTAGTTCTTCTGGAGATAGAGGCATTGCGCCAGTAGCCAGAGGATTCTGAGCCGCTTCCAATTCCTCAGTTACAGCCCCTGGAGGGACATCAGCAGCACCCATAGCTGATAATTTTTGAGCTAATTCTTCTGGTGTTTGTTCAGGCATTTTAGACTTTTCTATTAAAGTCTGACAATCTTCCATATACTGTCGGAGTAGTTCTAGTCTCTCTTCAGGAGCATTCCGCAAACGGTACATTAAATAGGCTTGCTGAGTCTTACGAACTGCGTTTTCTAGGTTTTGATAAGGTTCAGGAGGAAAATACTTTCCTAAATCCATCATATTTTCGATCAATTTTTCTAGGTTTCTATTATCTGAAGTTAGAAGGTCCATTGCGCCCTCTAAGTCAGGAAAATCCAAAAGACCTATGGCTTGTTCTTTTCCTATAAAACCAGCCGAGAGCATGTCTTGCACATCAGCCAATCGTGCAGATGGAGTAGTGGATAAAGCCGAAGTAGGGAATATTTGCATCATATATTTATCTGCATCCATATTTACATCTTTCCATTTTATAGTATCTACGAATTTACCGTCTTTAGCCATGACATTGAGATTTTCATTCTTTTCATATAAGTCTTTAGCCATATCTATTATAATTTTAGCCGCATCAAGGAATGTTTTCTCATATCTTTTGGCTACTGACATAAACCGTTCAGTCTCCAAATCATTAAAAGTTCTCAAAGCCTTCCCAGAATCCAATCCTGCCGGTTTAACGGATTGAGCAGATAATTGAGAAACACCTGCCATTTCATAAGCCCTAGCTAAGAGATTATCTACGTGGGAGAATAGTTCTGGAGGGATACCTCCTAAAGGGGCGTATTGAGGTGGGGTGCCTGCATATTTAATAACCCCACCAATTCTATTGTTAAGGTGGGAGGATACAATCTTAGAACTTGCTTCTACTAGAAGTTTAGGAACAGATACAAGGTGCATTGAAATTTGTATAGTTCGGAGAGTTTTGTTAATCTCAAGCTGTAAACCCTGCAATTGCTCCGCCAACCCTTGACCAAAAAAACCTACAGGTCTAGGATTCCATCTAAAGAATACAAATGGAAAATAATCTTTATCATATTTTTCTTCAAATAGAGTAGCATCTGAAATACAAATTGTACGTTTTCCATCTTTAGCTTTAGGTCCAGATTTTAAGTGCCAAGACTCTACTACTTTTATCATGTCTTTTAAATTAGAATTATGAGAGTCTTGTCCCGAGCTAGCTACGTATCCTGCATTAGTTATTTCACTTTCATATTTAGGAAACATTTGTACTAGAACATCTTTATGAATATATTTTTCTTGGTGCATTTGTCGAGGTTTAGAGTAATAAGATTCTATATCATCTATTTTTATTTCTTCAATAAAAACTCTTTCTGCGTAAATCTGTCCTTCTTTGATATAAATTTTTATACAACCAGTTCCAAAAATACAAGCATCAGTAAATGCTAGAACTGCCTTTTCGTAAAAATCCATATTATCAAAATTACCCTCAACAAATTTTGTTAATTTCTTAGCTTTTTGTTGTAGACTAAAATCCCCTCCTGAAGTCAGAAAGGTGGCTTTTGGTTTGTTCTTAGTAATTTTAGACACTACGGTATCAACCATAGACTGGATTATATTAAGCGTTACTCTGCCTGTACTACCATAGCTAGATTCTAATTTAGCATAACTAGAAACGTCTAAACCTCCAAAATCATAATTTCCGTAAAGTCTAGCATAGCGTAAATTATCTACTGTTCTATAGCCCTGTCTTTGTTGAAGGGCTGATACAAAGGCAAAAAGTTCTTGATATAAGTCTTTTCGTGGAGCTAACCACCAATGAACTCCATTTATTTCATCAAACATACTCATATTTTACCCTATCCGTTAGAAGACCAAAAAAGCATATCCTTATCTTCTTGTTCTTGTTGTTCTTTTTCAAATTTAGATTCGTCTACTGGTGTTTGTAGCTTGTCTGCGTAACTTTCTGTACCTTCTATAAAACTTAATTCAGATAACTCAAATTGAATATTATCGGATTTAAAAGATTTTACTTTTTTATCCTTACACCATTCTATAAATAATTTTACATCTTCTATATTATTTAACATGCTTACCTCTATTGTTCATCTATTATATAGTCTAGATCTTTCATATCTTCCTCATAGTGTTTCTCCATCTCAAAACCATAGGGATCTTTCTTTTTTTCTTCACATTCTTTAGCTTCTCTCTCCTCTAATTCCTTCATATAGAGATCTGTACCGTATTTTGGACGTTCTACAGGTTTTTCTGAGAGATAGTGTCTACATTCTCTCCATGCGTATAGCACAGCATCACAGATATCAGAGTGATAAGTATCTGAAATCTTAGGTTTCTCAGGATTGCGTAGTTTGGAGTCTTTATCCCACTGGACTAACATACAATCCTCTTGAAATAGAGAGTTATTAAATGCTTTGAACTTCTGTGTCCTAAGATCATCATTCAATAACTCAATAAACTCTACTTTACGAGTCTTATCGGCTGCTTCTATATTAAGCCCATGCCTCATTCGTAGTTCTTCTTGAATTTTCTTACCTAAGGCTCCTGCGTCCATTACCATTCGTATGGGTTTATACTCATCTTTGTACCTATTTATTACTCCTACTAATTGGGTTATATTTTGCTTATTTTTTACATGTTCATCTACTAAATAAACTTTCTTATGGTGAGTATTGTAACCTATGACAGCTATGGCGTCTGAATCATTGTAACCAATATCAATCCCAATAATGTAATGCCATTCTCCGTCCGAGGGTAGAGAAGTGTAAATATTTGTAACACGATTAAATTTAAAAACAAGTGAATCTTTATCCTCAATCCATCTTCCGTATGTTTCTCTAACATAAGATGGGTCTGTTTCATCAATTCCCCGAATAATTCGCTCTTCACGCAAAACTTCCTCCAAATCCAAATTAGGAGGGGAGTGCATATAAGGGTTATCAAAAGCTGTCCAGTGATGAGCCTTCCAGTCTTTAGACTGAGAATATTCGTAGAATACTCCAGCTTTAACAGGTCCAGGTGTTCCGGTGAGAAGTAATCCACCACGTTTATCCCTTAGTGCCGGTATAATAATATCATTTATTAATTCCTTCAAATAGGACCTAAATGATTGGCACTCGTCGATGTAACATTTTCTTAGTTTCCAACCTCTAAATTTCTCTATCTCTGTTCTATCTTTTGCTCCGGCGATATAGATTTTTGACTTGTTAGGGAATGAGATAGTTAGTCTTGTGTTGTCTGTTTTACAATCTATTTCATACCCTTCAATAATCTTAAGTAAATCCGCCCATATGATGGCTCTTGCCTGTTGTTGGGTGATAGTAATATAAAGCAGATTAACTTCAGGCTCCTTTTCAGCCAAATCTATCATATCTGCGGCTATACCTACAGTCTTACCCGCCCTTCGGGAGCATACAGCATTTCTAAACCTAACTCCCTTTCCACGGAAAAACTCTACTTGCCTACTAAAACAAAATTCCTCAAATTTAAATTGAGGTTTTTCAGACTTTGTTTTCCTCTTCTGAATCTCCGCTATCAGGGCTTCCCTGTTTACGGTCTGCAAAGCCTGAGACTTCATTTTTTGACCTCAATGTTTTTTTATAATCTTCATTAGTTTGATCGGATGGCTGTCTAAAAGATTTATCAAACATCTTTCCGTTTTTAAGTACAGCATTCCAATGAGAGTTAAAGGCTACAGATCTTCTTTCCCCATCCCCTTGAAATGGGTAGACACAATGTAATAAGTTGGAGGGAAACATAGCCATTTGTCCAGCTTGGGGCATAAAGGATATCGAGCCTTTTTCAAGTCCAGTAGGACAAGCTGTCTTATAGACAAACTCAATCATCCCATCTCGTTGAGTTTTGTATTCTGGTAATTTTTTAGACTTTAACCTATCTTCAAAAGAAGGGACATTAAGCCATATAACAGCCGAAAGATCACAGTACGTGTGGAAGTGAATAGGGTTATATTCATTCTCATATTGACTTACTGTCCACATATGGTCTAACTGTACTTCAAGTTTATCAATCTCATGTCCACCTCTAGTTAAAGAGTTAAAAACATAATTATAAAGCATGTTTTGAAGATAGTCATAAATACCCTCTTCTTTTAAAACTTCATTAGAAACGAAAGGCTCTTCCTTTACGTTTCCAACTAAGTTATGACCCCAGTCTATACGCTTTTCATCTTCTAATACTTTATCAGTAATTTTAAGCATCTTTTTTAAGACTTCAGACGGAACTTGAAACATACCGATGTCTGGACCAAAAGGTTTTACAAGATTAAAGTCTGTATCTTTACACCATCTCCCCAATTTTTCCTTGTCGGACTCGTTTAGTTTTTGCTCTTTTCTAGCTTTCTTTACGTTTTTTGCGCTCATTCTATCTCCCTATAATTCCTCTTTTGAATTGTTTTTTAGGTATGGTGGGGGTAACTGGTCTCTCTCTTTCTATTCTATCGTTTTCAGCTTGTTCTAATTTAACAGGAGACTTTAAATAAATTGCAGATATGTTAGTAAGAGGGATTAAAATATGATCTCTATTTGATTTGACAGATACTACCTTTAAATCTTCTACAATTTCTATATCTAACGCAATATCAGCATTAATACGCCTAGTAGCAAAAAAAGTTTCATTACCCTTATTAAACATAACTGCCTGATAACACCTTATGGCATCAATTTCATATTTCTTCATTATATCCTCCAATTAATTTTATATTTTACTTTTCTATCCCAAAATGAGAAAGGTTCTATTCTATCTATAATATTGGCTTTTAAGGCTTTCTTAGCTCCCCACCAATTATCTTCTTTAATAAGTGCAAAAAACTTTTTAGGGTCCATTTTTAATCTTTTAGCAATATCATCTAATACAATATTGTCAAAAAAATCTAAAGCTTTAAAAAGTTTTTTATTC